CAGGACGAGTTCGACGACTCGATGATGGCCGATCCGGACCGGATGGCCGAGCAGGAGCAGGGCGGCACGCTCGTCTGCGACAACTGCGGCACCGAGTTCCCCCAGGAGCCGCCGGAGTCCGTCGACACCGACGAGGCCGCGCCGGACGTGTCCGCCGAGGAGACCGAAGAGGGCGAAGGCGCGGCCGAGGGCGACATCTGCCCGGCTTGCGAGAGCGGCACGCTCGTGGCCCAGGACACCATGGCTGACGCCGAGGCCGAAGACGGCGAGATCGACCCCGACGAAGAGGACCCCGACGCCAAGGGCGAGGGCAACCCCTTCGGTGGCGCGGATCCGGGCGAGGAAGACGAGGACCAGGACGGCGTCCCGGACGACGAGGAAGACGAGGACGAAGAGGAGCCGCCCGGCGTGGCGGTGAAGTCCTCCGACGGCCCCGAGGATGACGACGACGAGGACGACGACGAGGACCAGCCTGTCCGCAAGGGCAAGCCCAAGCCCAAGCTGTAAGACCCGATGATCCGAAGGTGGAGAGTAAGATCATGACCCGTACCGCATTGGCCGCCCTGGCCGACCAGCAGAAGCTGATCGAGAGCATCGAGGCCAACCACCGCAAGAGCGCGGCGGCGACGAACGACAGCCTCGCCAGCGTCCTCCAGATCGTGAAGGACCAGCAGGGCCAGCTCACCCGGCTGACGGCCGGACTCCAGTACCTCTCGCGGTGCGCGGGCATGGAGGCCCGGGTGGCCAGCGCGATGGGCCTGAAGCTCGTGCAGGCCGACGTGCAGAACCCGGCCCAGCCGATCCCCGAGCCGCCCGCCGGTCCGCCGACGCAGACCACGCAGGAGGTCAACACGCCGGAGGCCTTCGCCGACGTCCAGGCTCCGGGTCTGGTCCCGGGCTCGACCCAGGACGTGGCCGCTGACGGGACGACCACGAACTACACCCCGGGCGAGGACATCCCGGCCCCGGCGGTGAAGCAGCTGGTCGACGTCACGCAACCGGTCGACGGCACGCAGACCCAGCGGCCGCTGAACGAGACCAAGACCGAGACCGACGTCCGGGTGGGCAACCCCATGAACCCGCAGACGGCCTACCCGATGCAGCCGTGGATGGCGCCGCAGCGGACGACCGGCTCGGTGCAGAAGTCGGCGCAGGAGATCGCCGACGACTCGGCGCTGCGCACCATGGCGTCCATCCGGCTGGCCCGGCTCCAGATGCGCGCGGGCATCGCGACCGCCAGCGAAGGCGCGGTGTCGCCGGACTTCGAGATCGCCGGACGGATCGAGAAGGACGCCACCCTCTCGATCCAGGACATCGAGAACCAGATCGAGACCCTGGACGCCGTCGTGAAGAAGCAGGCGGCGAACAACGCGGTGCGCAACCCGAGCCTGGTGCCGAAGTCGGCGTCCGGCCGCACGGCTCCGTCGATGGTGGGCGGCGGCTCGGCGCAGACGTACGACGACGACGCCGAAGGCATCTTCATGTGACGCGATAGGCTCATTCGAAAGGCCCTGAACTCCGCCGAGTTCAGGGCTTTTTCGCGTCGTAAGCCTGTTCAACCCCTCGGCAGAGCACCGCCAACTTGTGAAGAGAGGGACGCAACCCGGCGGCGGGGAGCCCTCCACCAAAGAACCTCTTGCTGGAGGAGGGAAAGACACATGCTGAGGACCACGCTGGCCAACTCCTGGGCCAAGCGCACGCTGAAGCCGCTGTACGCGTTCTCCCAGAGCACCCCCAAGGCCGTGTTCTTGGACCCGGCGTGGATCGCGGCCCCGGCCGTGCCGATCTACGCGGGGATGGCGATGGCGAAGACCATCGGCGACGCGGTGACCCTGGTGGGCGATGGCACCACCGGCCCCCTGGTTCCGTACGGCCTGGCGGCTTTCATGGAAGGCGTTCCGGGCATCGAGTCCGAGATCACCAACCAGGGCGGCCCGAACCCGTGCGCCGTCTGGGTCCTGAGCCCGGACTCCGAGTTCGAGATCGCGGCCCCGGCCTTCGACTCGACGGCCACCTGGCTCGACCCGGGCACCGGCTTCCCGCCCCTGGTGTACGCGTACACCACGACCGCCAAGCGGGGGCAGCTCTGCCCGGTCGGCGCGGGCACCGTGGGCACCACCATCACTTCGAAGCCCGTGGCGCGTTTGCTGAAGGTGAGCAGCGCCAGCAAGATCGTCATCGGCGGGCTCGACCCCAACTGGGCCAGCGACATCGCCTGACCTGGCGAGAGCGAAGGAAGGAACGAAACGATGACCGCAGCTCTCGTCCAGACGCCGGGTCTGGCGGCGAACGGCCTGAGGAAGCAGGCCGCGCCGACCAAGTCCGACGACTACGTGGCCAAGCTGATCGAGCGCCAGGAGAAGCAGGGCAAGCTCACCTTCAAGGCGAAGACCGAGAAGCTGGCGCTGATCCTCCAGGACGGCACCAACGGCATCCGGCGCCTCGGCGTCGGCATGGTCGGCCCGATCCAGCTGAAGCTCCGCTACCAGGGCATCACCCGCAACGTGCTCATGGAGGACCCGGTCACCCCGGGCACCCCCGTCGAGTACGACGTGTGGGACGACTTGGGCCAGGCATACATCATGTCTGGTCACGAAGGCGAAGTCCGCATCAACGCCTTCGAGGGGAAGCGCGTTCCGATCCGGTTCTACCGGATCGCCTCGTTCCCCGCGATCCGCAAGGAAGACCTGGTCTACCTGCGGATCAACGCCGTCGAGCAGGCCCAGGACGAGACGAAGCAGAGCATCCTCAAGCAAGAGGACGCCCGGCTCATGCTCATCCTCCAGGCGGCGGTGAACGACTACGCGAACCGCGCCGACCACGTGGTTACCCCGGACCACCGGGTGACCCAGGCGGGCACGCAGTTCACCCCGGCGGCGCTCTACGCGGCGGTCTCCCAGACCGACATGCACGAGCTTCAGTCCGCGCGCCTGCTGGTCAACCCGATGGACTACCGGGACCTGTACAAGTGGACGATCAACGACACCGGCTGGGCCTTCAAGGACCGCGTCGTCGCAGGCGAGAGCATCACCAGCTTCGGCGAGTTCCAGATCCAGCGGTCGATCATCGTCCCGCAGGGCACGATCTTCCTGACCCCGGAGCCGAACTTCCTGGGCGTCTTCCCGGTGCTCTACTCGCTCGACGTCGAGGAGAACCACCAGGTCGAGTCGTTTTGGAAGGGCTGGGTGTTCGACGAGATGGTCTGCATGGCCATCCTGAACCCCCGAGGCCTGGCGACGATCACGAAGACGGTGGGCAGCAGCCCCATCACCGTCCCGGCCGCGCCCTGATCGGTCTGATCCTCGCAGCGAAGGCCCCGGTTCCCCACGTGGAGACCGGGGCCTTTCGCCTGTCAGCAGTCGCAAGTGCGCTGCCAATTCGCGAAGGGAACCAGACGAAGGAGTACCCCGATGACCAGCACCATGTTCGTGCGCAACAACCAGCCCGGCCCCACCGTCCTGGACGAGGAGGGCTTCGAGTTCCTCCAGTGGGAGGGCCTGGGCAATCCGATGGGCGCCGACGTGCTGCCGGTTCCCTCCACCCTGGTGGACAACCACAACTTCCAGCGGGCCCGGATGCTCGGCATCTTCGAGGTGATCGAGGCCGAGGAAGAGATCCAGGCCCTGCTCGACAAGACCAAGGCCGCCTGGCAGCGCCAGCAGAGCCAGCGCGTGGGCATCAACCTCGCGAACCTCGGCCAGCTGCCCGCCGAAGCGGGTTCCGTGCCCCAGGAGTTCGAGCAGCCGAAGCCCAAGGTCGGCCCCGGCGAGCTGCCCAAGACCGTGGAGGTCGAGGTCGGCGTGAACACCGGCGACGAGACCGCCACCCCGCGCATGAAGACGATGCGGGTGTCCCTCGTCCGCAACGGGCTCTGACCCGTCCCTCACAAGCTCGGGGCCCGGACCTCGGGAAGATCAAGAGAAGGAGCACGGAATGCCGACCGAGAAGTCCGAAAGCAAGCCGGACACGACCGAGGACCCGGCCACCGACGAGGAGCACCCGCAGGACGCTCTGCGGCGCGAAGGCCTGCGGCTGAACCCGCAGTTCCAGACCGAGCACCTCGACACGACCGGCGGCGGCCCGGTGGACCTCCACCGCATCTCGCCGGTGTTCGAGGAGGCCCGCCAGCACGCCGTCCGCTCGGCCGCGCTCGCCGCCGACGAGGACTACGCGCCGGACAACGTCGTGTTCTCCGACGACGTTGACGAGGCCGACCGCCAGCGCGAGCACGTGCGCAAGCTGGCTCAGGACATCCCGGACGAGGACCCGGACCGGCGCCCGCCGGGCACCTACGCCGACGGCATGGGTGGCCCGTACGGCCAGGGGGTCATCGTCGGTTCGGACGGCGAGCCGGTCAACACGAACGAGCAGGGCGAGACCGAGGACCCCGGTGCGTCCGAGACCTCGAAGCCCGTGGCGGCTCCGGCCACCAAGGCGACCGCCGGAGACGACGGCGACGAGGACGAGAAGGACACCTCGAAGAGCACCAGCTCCAGCTCGGCCGCGCGCAAGACCACGGCGAAGCCCGCTTCCTCGTCGTCGGCCAGCACCGCGAAGAAGACCGAGTCGAAGTAGGGCCCCCGAGGCAGGCCGGGTGGGTTCCCTTCCCCACCCGGCCCCCTCTTCGCTTCCCCCGCCCCGTGAGCGCATGAGGTAGAGATGACCGCGAGCAAGACACCGAACCTGGGCTTGATGTCGCCGGTTCTGTCGGACCCCTTCAGCC